CTCATACCCGCCCTAATGGTTCATGATGAGCTTGTTTATGTGGTGCCTGAAGCGGAAGCGGAATCTACATTGGATTTAGTCCAAGGCGTAATGCGTACACCCCCCGTTTGGTGGCCTGAGCTGTTAACTTGGAGCGAGGGAGACATAGCAGATACGTACGGTGACGCTAAATAAACAGTACACAATAAACCTAAAGTGGGTCATAATACTCGCTACGCATGTGCGCACGTGTGCACATGTATACACGACTAACTTGACTATACGGATTACTACGCTGATGCAAATTCACGAAACCACAAACTTACTCCTATCGAACCTTGATAGGACGGGTACATGGTTACGGATAACGGACCAATATATACAGGCGCACAACAAGGACCCTAAAAGTTTTAGCCTGCCTAAGTCATATGCTCTATTGCAACCTTTAATAGAGGCTTACGCGAACAACCCTGAGGGGTTTCTTTATTATGTTAGGGGAATTAGGGACTCTATAGAGAAAGATTCTGCGGCGTATGCTGAAGTCCACACTGTATTCCGAAGGTTAAACGGGAGACTTACGCAACAAATGCGAAGAGAACGAAGCCAACGGGCTGTAGAGAAAGCCGAAGACCTATATGGCCCCACGGGGTACCACGATAGGATGCAGTGGGTATCCCAACTAGAACACAGTTGGGCTAAGCGAAGAATTTCATTTCTCAGTATGGCGAGCGGAGGAGTAAGACTGAGCTTAGACGAAAGAACAGAACTACTAATAGAGTTTTGGGATGAAATAGATACTGAAATCAATAACGGGAGAAGATTACCTAAATGGAACTAACAAAACCATGGAGTTACTCCGCGCTAAACGCGTTTGAAACTTGCCCACGTCGGTACCAACTGACCCGAGTTACTAAGGAGTCTAGCGAGAAACAAACTGAAGCCACCTTATGGGGAAACCGTGTACACAAATCCCTAGAACAATTCGCTAAGGGGGAAAAGGCACTCCCCAAAGAATTGAAAAAGTATGAAAGGTACGTCACTAAAATACTATCGTACGAAGGGAAACGCATCATAGAAACACGCATGGCTATTAACAATAACTTTCGCCCTACCAAATGGATGGCTAAAGATGTATGGTGTAGGGGAATAATAGATATAGGCGTGGTTGGGTCAGATACAGCTTACCTATTAGACTGGAAAACAGGAAAACGAAAACCGGATTCAGACCAATTAAAACTATTCGCCGTACTAGCATTTGCTCACTACCCGTGGCTAGAAAAAGTCACAACGGGTTTTATTTGGCTGAAAGATTCTAAGTTCGACAAGGAGGTGTTCACGCGTGACCAAGTTATGGAAATATGGGAAGAATTTTTACCTCGACTCCAGAGACTTGAAACTGCGTTTAAAGATGATAAATGGCAGGCGAAACCTTCAGGGCTATGTAAAAATTGGTGCCCTGTCGGCTCTAAATTATGTGAATTTTGCGGCGTGTAAAAGGAGCGACTTGTGAAAGAACTAAAAGAATTAACGGACGAAGAGTTAGTACGTTACGCAGTAGCAAAAGATAAGTTAACACCACTTGAGCTAGAACTAATAATGAGGTTAGAGGACCACCTAGAATGGGACTACTATGTAATCCCCCAATGGGCCCTTGAGCTATTAGACCCTGATGAAGAAATTCCTAAACTATTAAATTAAACATGGCTAACACACCGGAAGGGAAAGTAAAAAAGAAAGTAAAAGAGTACTTAAAATCTATAGGGGCGTGGTACTACATGCCTGTGTCTAATGGTATGGGGCGCGTGGGGTGCCCTGATATCCTCGTTTGTTACCAAGGGCTTTTCATGGCATTTGAAACCAAAGCACCGGGAAAAATAAAGAATACAACTGCTAACCAAGATCGTGAGATCGCTGATATCAAACGTGCTAACGGGTTAGCAGTTGTTGTTGATGATGTTAAACAAGTTAGGGAGATAATAGATGCCAAAATCATCGAAGCAGGAGTTGGAAACAAAAGCAGCATACAACAAAAAGAAGAAAGTTCAGGACGATAGGGTAAAACAAAATAAAGCGCGGCGGCATGCGATAGCGAAAGGCACAGCTAAGAAAGGTGATGGGAAAGACGTTCACCATAAGGTTCCTTTAGCAAAAGGGGGTAGCGATAAAGACTCTAACACTAAGGTAGTAAGTCGCAAAACAAATCGAGGGTGGAGGAAGAAAAACCCCGAGATGTACAAGAGTAAAGGAGGAAAGTAGTGACGGTGATAAGGATTCTAGTGGCGCTACTCTTAGCGCCTTGGCTAGTTCTGTTGGCGGGCACTGTAGCAATTATTCAATTAATAGATGGTTCTTTTTGGGAAGGAGTTGACTGGGATGAGTAACACAGTACGCATGAGGAAGAAAAGCGAGTATGACAAAGTATTAGAACGAATAAATAGCCCTTCGCACTACACGCAGGGGGAGATTGAATGTATTGATGCCATTGAGGCTTCCATGACTAGAGAACAATTTATTGGGTTCTTGAAAGGGAACGAGATGAAGTACAACTGGCGCTTCGATACGAAGGGTATTACCGATGATATGACCGAGGATGAGAAGATGTTAGTTAAGTTTGAGAACTTAGGCAAAGGTGAGTTTTACAAAAAGCGGCTTTTGAAACTGCACACACCGTCCAGTGTAGGTACTCCCGAATATGAAATGGTTGAGGTCGCCCCCAATGATTGAGTGGTTAAACAAATGGATAGGCCCTTCAACAGTACCGGTTGAAGTTAGGATTCAAACGTACGGCTACACTGACAGGACAGTTGAGAAGTGTTGGTGCGGCGGCGGGCTAATAACATTTTACTCCCGAAACGAAAGGGTTTGTATCTCTGATAAGTGCGGTAGAAAGTACGATTTACATAACGGCGTAGAAATTAAACACCAACGATAGACTAACCGGAGAAATACCTATGATGATATGGGCTTCTAAGGGGGTAGTACTATTCAAATTAAAGAACTCTGAACGGATACTTAACATTATCCCTACAGCAAGGACGTTTAAAGTAAAAGGTGAAGTACTTACCGCAGTCCCCCACAAAATAGATGAAACTAAAGTACTAAGAGCTTTAGGGTATAACGTGCCCTCCCCTATAAGGCACTACTATAAATGGCCTGGAAGGTTTAAACCTTTCGACGCGCAAAGAGAAGCGGCGGCGTTTTTATCCATGTACGACCGAGCCTTCAACTTAAGTGAGCTAGGCACAGGAAAATCGTTAGCATCCCTATGGGCGTACGACTATCTAAAAGGGGTAGGTAAACTCAACAAAGCTTTAATTATATCTCCGCTCTCTACACTGGAACGAACTTGGGCAGATGAAATATTTAACCACTTCCCCCACTTAACTTTTGCTGTGCTGTACGGTACTAGAGCAAAACGACTCAAACTACTCAAGCAAGACGTGGACGTCTACATAGTCAACCATGATGGCGCAGGTATCATCGAAGAGGACTTACGCTCTAGGGACGATATTGATCTGGTCGTAGTTGATGAAATAGCTCAATGTGCTCGTAACGCTAGTACGGATAGATGGAAGGTAATTAATAAAATAGTAAACAAGCATAAGCAAAAACGTTCTTGTTGGGGTATGTCAGGAACCCCTACTCCAAATGCTCCCACAGATGCTTGGGCGCAATGCCGCCTGATATCCCCCGACAAAGTACCTCCGTACTTTAACCGCTTCAAGATGCAAGTCATGAGACAGGTAAGCCAGTTCTCTTGGATTCCTAAAAGCGGCGCAACTGAGATAGTTCAGGCTGTTATGCAACCGGCGATACGATTTACCCGAGACGAGTGTTTAGACTTACCCCCGCTAATGTTTGAGTCCAGAGAAGTGGCGCTTACTAAAGAGCAGAGCAGAGCATACAAAGAAATGCTTACAAAACTACGAACAGAAGCTGAAGACGGTGAGATAACGGCTATCAACGAAGCAGTGAAGATGGCTAAGCTGATTCAGATAGCCTGCGGGGTTATTTATTCTAACGATGGAGACGAAGTTCACATTCCATCTACGCCTAGAGTACAGGAAACTAAAGATATTATTAACGCCGCCGAGGGTAAGGTTATTGTATTCGTACCCTTTGTGTCTGCTGTGAAGATGGTAGCTGAAGAACTAGGTAAGGACTTCGCTGTTGAAGTTATATACGGAAAAGTTAAGAAAGACGAACGGGACCGTATATTTAAATCATTCCAGAAGGGGAAAAACCCTAAGGTTTTAGTCGCTCAACCTGCGGCTATGTCCCATGGACTTACGTTAACTGCGGCGAGTACTATTGTGTGGTACTCCTGTGTCACGTCTAACGAAATATTTGAACAGGCCAATGGTCGCATAAACAGACCCGGACAGAAAATGAACAATTTTATAATCACATTGGAGGGAACAAAAGTAGAGAAAAGAATATACAAACGCCTCAAAAATAAACAGAAAATGCAGGGGGCTCTTTTAGATGAAGTTAAAGCCCGAAGAGTCGAAGTAATGGCTTGACGAATAAACCCATCCGTAGTAACCTGTTAACATGTAAACATATATGAGAGGACTTGAACACTATGAATTTACTTAAACCTGAGGAGGTTTCTGCGAAATTAGGCATTACTAAAGCAGCATTAACCGCCCTACGTAGGCGAGAGGACAGCTTTCCAACACCCGTCAGAGTATCCCAAAAGGTTCTGAGATGGGACGAAGCTGATGTTAATAACTGGTTACTAAGTAGAAAGGAGGTAAGTATTGAAAATATCAGAACTTGATGACGCGTCTCTGCTAAAGACGTTCATTGGTCTCCGAGATAGGCGGTCTCGCCGGAAAGTAGACTACCAAACAGAGGACTCGGGGGATAAGAACAAGCAGGACCGTATAGAAGAGGAATTTTTAAAACGTTTCAACGAGCGAGGGATAGATAATGTATCTACTAAAGGCGTAGGTACGGCGTACAAGACGATTCGCACATCAGCTAGTGTAGCTGATTGGGATAGCTTGTTCGAGTTTGTTCAAGAAGAAAATGCTTGGGAAATGTTAGAACGGCGTGTCAATAAAACAGCAGTAGAACAATTCAAATCGGTTCACGCAGATCTCCCTCCGGGAGTTAACTGGAGTGAGACCCAAGTTATTAATTTTAGACGAAAATAGAGGTAACACATGAGCGACTTAATCGCACAAGATTTAAAACTCCCTGCTCATCTGCAGGGTAAGGCGCAACACACTAACGCTTTCGCGGCGGCAGGAGGATCGGCGGGATTTCCTGCTATCTCCATTAAGGGGAAAGTCTTTAGCGTTAAACGAGATGGAGAAGTTACAATAATACTAAAACCCGGACCTGATAAAGAGCCGGCTACGGTACTAGAAATGATAGTTCTAGCAGGTAACCCCAAAAAATCTAAGACCTACTACGAGGTAGCCTACACACAAGGGTCTACCCGTGCTCCTGACTGTTCGTCAGATGATGGAGTATCTCCATCTCCACAGGCTGAGTCTCCCCAATCAAAGAAGTGTGCTATATGCCCTCAAAACCAATGGGGTACTGGTCGGGACGGTAAAGGTACTAAATGCGGCGACTCTATGAGACTAGCTGTGGCTACACCGGACTTAATATCAGACCCTATGTTACTTAGAGTCCCTGCTGACTCGCTAAAGACCCTAGGAAACTACGGTAAAGCTCTAGCGATTAGAGGGTTTCAACCTAACCAAGTAATAACTAAAATCGGGTTTGACTACGCGAAAGAGTATCCGTCTCTCACGTTCAAGATGGCGGACTTCGTGGGACCTACTGAGTATGCAGGTGTTGAAACCATGATGGAAAAGGGGAAAGAACTCTTAGGCCAAATCACGGGAGAAATCGAAAGTCAGTTCAGTGCCTCAGAAGTGGAGTTCGTGACCGAAGCAACCCGCCCTAAAAAATCACCTGCCCTAAAAGAAGCCGAAGCCGAAGCCGAAGCCTCCCCTAAAACTAAGGTGAAAGTGGAAGGGCCCGAACCCAAAAAGGTTAAAGCTGTTGAAGAATTCGATGACATAGACGAAGCCTTAGATAACTTAGATTTCGACGACTAATTGCAAACCTCACTGTGGGAGGGTTTTCTCTCCCTCAGTGTTAACGTGTTAACAGAAATTTAGGTGGGCGTATGGAGGCAAAACAGTTTCTGGATGTAGTATTGCCAGATAAAGGGAATAAAGTAATAGCACTAGCAAACCCAACCACTGAAGGTAACGGTGTTTGGTTCAAGTACAAAACTTATAAAGCACCAAACGAAGTAACAGTTGCGGCAGAACTATTTGACGAGAAAGCCGAAACCGTATATTTCGCAGTTAACTCATTCGGTGATTGGTACTTCGATGAGGAAAAAAAGAAAAACCGTTTACGAACTCAGGATAACGTAGTTGCGTGTCGTTCACTATATGATGACTTTGACGTGGACAGTGACGACCCGAAAAAGTATGCGACTAGGGAAGAAGCACTTAGTGACATAATCAAACTAGCCCAATCAATAAAGCTAACTCCTACTATCACGTCGTCCGGTGGGGGGTACCATTGTTACTTTTCGCTAGACGAAGACGTGACTCAGGACGTATGGAGGGAACTATCCGCATTAAAACGTGACATAACGACGCACCTCCGCATAAAACCAGATAGAGCTGTTGATATGGACAGCGCCCGTATACTACGTCCTGTAGGAACACATAATAGAAAATCAGGCACCCCTGTTCCGGTGAAACTGGTCAAACTAGGTAAACAATACCCTGTTGAAACCGTACGGAATAAAATGCAGGGGCTTATAAAAGAGAAAGGGATACAACCCGCCCCCACTGAAAGAGTTAGAGGTAAGATAGATAACCCCTTCGCGGGGGCTCTAGGAGATCACCCTCCGTCAGATGCCGATAAAGTAGCCGAACACTGCGCGGCAATTCGAAAGTTCAGAGACACTAAGGGAGACATACCCGAACCCCATTGGCACCGAGCTATAGGAGTAGTTAAGCACTGTACTGATGGCGAGAGAATAATCCACGAATGGAGTCAAGGGTACTCAGGTTACTCAGAAGGTGAAACTCAAGCAAAGATAGACGAATGGACTGTAGGACCGACATCGTGCGTCGAAATGGATAGGCACATAGGGTGTATGAAAGAGTGTCCCATGGT